ATTGTGGTTCAACTTGTGCTTTGGGCTATGGAGAAGTGGACGGAGTTTAAGGCCAAGCTCATTACCACTACCGTTGCCCTGTATCACGGGGTAATTGACTGGTTTACTAAGCTCCCCGGTAGGATTCGGGACTTCTTCGTTAATGCTCGTGACTGGGCNGTGGAGAAGTTTAACGAACTGAAGGCNCGGGCAATTGAAATCGCTCTCAATATTTACAATGGAGTGGTGGACTGGATTACTAAGCTCCCGGGTCGTATCAGGGATCTCTTTGTTGAGGCCCGAGACTGGGTAGTCGAGAAGTTTACCCAGGCTAAGCAAAAGGCCATTGAGATTGCCGTTGGAATGTTCACCGGAGTTAGGGACGAGATCCTTAAGATCCCCGGTAAGGTTAAGGAAATCTTCCTCGATGCCATCAACAAGGTAACTGGCTTGGTGGGAGATGCTGTTAGTGCTGCTAAGGACTTCGCGGGGGGCCTCTGGAATGGCTTCAAGGATGGTCTGGGCATTCACTCGCCATCCTACATCGAAGAGGCTATGTGGACTATTACCCAAGTGGTAGAGGATGAGACTAAGCACCTGAGGCGACAAGTTAGTACTATCCAGGGCCTGGGTAATGGTATTACCGAGGTTGGTAATAACCTTGATATGGGTCTAACCGCCAATGCCGCGAATACCGCTCAGCTTATGCGGGATCAGATTGCAGCTGCGCAAGCATATCAGCGCGAGCTCGCGGGAATCGCGACGTCGACTTCCGAAAGCTATCGAGGTCAATCCAGCATGGCAACTGCCGCAGGCGAACCGATTGTCATTAATACAGGCAATCAGGTAAACCTGAAGGTTGACTGGCAAGCCGCACCGAATGATGAGGTATCCACACGCGATCAGGCTCGAGAGATGCTTAGCCGGACTGCAGTAATCCTCGGTGATGATTTGGAGGAGAAGTAATGGTTAGCAAGCTGGACACTCTAACTCTATCTCGAGGTACTCTCTCGGTTGATCTATACCCCTGGCTACATGGGTCTTATGAGGAAGGTACTCAGGCTCTGGCGGGTATCACGGGCTTCGGCCTGCCCCCTCTTTCCAATCGTTGGTTTGAGGGGGCCGGTGCCGGGGCTACCTATCGTGGAGCTCGAGTTATGCCACGAGTGATCATGCTGCCCCTGGTTAGCATGGGCCCGTCTCGAGAGGCCTTGGATGGTCTCCTATCGATGATCGCTCGTATTCTGGCTCCGGTGGGATCGGAGCAAGCTCGGTTAACTTACCGACATGCCAATGGCACTAACTGGTATCTGGATGTGGTCAGAGAAGATGGAGGAGACTACGTCCGAGAGGCTAAGGGCTTCAATCGTGATCGGATGTTTAAGACTACGCTCGGGCTCAAGGCGGGTGACCCTTTTTGGACTCGAGCTGAGCCTCTAGAGTTTACCATTCGGCAAGATGACTCGGGTAGGGGCCTTATGCCCTACTTGGCGGAACTGGAGGTTTCTTCCGGCTCAGTCTATGGTGACATGACCATTGAGAACGAAGGAGACGCCCCCGCATGGCCGGTGTGGACTATCGGCGGCCCTATGACTGGCTTTACTCTTACAGGAGCCAGCGGCGAGGTTATTGCCTGGAATGGCACCATGGTCGCTGGAGAACGTCGTATTATTGAGGCCAAGAGGGCTTTGATCTACGATGAGAATGGTGTAAATAGGTACAACGAGCTTGACTCAGCCCCTAATTTCTGGGCTATCCCAGCAGAGCCATACGGGGTAAAGATCGAAACTGAAGGGGCTGATGCCGCCTCCTATGTGAGTGCTCAGTGGCAGCCTCGGAAGTGGAGCATTGTATAATGGAGCTGTCAGATATCGCGGTTGAAGTAAGAGACTTGAACCTCAATATGGTGGGTAAGATCCCCAACGAAGTCTTGGACTTCAAGGGCGTCACTCATCACTGCGGTGTTGGTCAGTGGACAATCAGGCTGCCTAAGGAACACCGCCTGGCTCAGGAGCTAATGAAGCCGGGGTATGGTATCCGAGTCCAGATCAATACAAAGAATGGGTGGCAAACCTATCTATCGGGTCCCAACGTAGCTCCCACTAACAAGCGAACCTCAGCTGACCCAGAAGGTATTATTACCATCACCGGAGTAACTGATGAGATTCTGCTATGGGATACCTTGGCTTGGGGAGACCCCCTTCATGCCCTGGATGCTCAAGCGACTGCCAATGACGTTCGTACTGGCATAGCTGAGACTGTAATGAAGCAGTATGTAGATTACAACCTGGGTCCGGGGGCTCTCAGTTCTCGGCGAGGGGCCTTGGCCCTTAATCTGGTTATTGAGCCCAACGAAGCCCGAGGTATTACGGTTAAGAAGAGCCCCCGTTTCCAAGTCTTGGGCGATCTACTGGTTGAAATTGCTACGTATTCCCACCTGGGCTTCAAGCTTCGACAAGTTGATAATACTCTGAGGTTCATGGTCTATGTACCCCAAGATAAGACCAGCTATGTTCGATTCAATATCGACAATGGTAACTTGGTAGAAGAGACCACGGCCATTCAAGCTCCCTCAGTTACTCGAACTATCGTCGCGGGCCAGGGAGAAGGCATTGAGCGTACTCTCATCCAGCGTACTACTTCGGACTCTCTTGCAGCAGAAGTCGACTGGGGACGTAAGATTGAAACCTGGATTGATCAGCGGCAGACTGATGATCTGGCCGAGCTTCAGCAGGCCGGGGATGAGCCTCTGATCGCCTCAGGCTTTACAGGGGTCTCAGTTACTGCTGTGCCTAATGAGGTTCAGTCTATGAAGTACTGGGATGACTGGGGCCTAGGCGATATGCTGGGTATCACCATCAATGGCTTGGAAGCTTCTGCTCAAGCAACTTCTGTCTCAATGGTGGCCAACTCGGGGGGTGTGGAGATTGGTGCAGCCCTGGGAGATGTTACGGGGTTTAAGGCTTCAACGGCTCTCCAGTCACAGCTCAATACCACCATCAGTCGAGTAGACTCCCTTGAGCGAAATGCCTCCATTAGTAAGAATGGGCTGTTCCTGGCTAGCTTTACTCAGTACGATGATACTACTCTGCCCAGTAGTTGGGATAATGGTCTAACCATCGGTAATACTGGCAATGACTCAGGCTGGCCCGCTACTTATGCCAACCTAAGAGTTTTCAAGGCTGGTAATGATGCTCGAGTAGTGCAAGAAGTTACTAAGACTGGTGGGGGTGACTTGCCCACCGTTACTTGGGTGAGATCTTCAATCTCCGCCTCTTCTTGGGGACCATGGCGGGTAGTTCAGGCTCAGACAAACTGGCTAACAACCGGCCTAACCTATGGCAATGGTATTACTTCCTACTCTTCTTACCCCATTGAGTATATGAGGGATGGTAACTGGGTAGTAATGAGGGGGCTGGTTCAGCGAGCCTCTGGATGGGCCGCGGGAGCTACTTATACTGCGGGCATTACACTACCCACTGGGTATCGTATCCAGCGAGATGACTTCTTCGCGGTTCCCGCAGCAGGAGCAGACGCGTACAACATGCGCGTCAAGGTAAATACCGGTGGGACTATTGACTTCCGAGTCACCCCCGGTAACCCCATTACTGGTGGCTACTACTCGCTAAACAATATTAGGTTCTGGTCACCCATCTAGGAGGAGAAATGGCGGAGCACATCTCAGTATTTTCTACCACTGATGTTAGTTCAGTAAAGCCCCAGATCCAACAGGCCATTGACAGCTTGGTGGGGCAGATGCAAGACCAGGGAACTCTTCCTAACTGGACTACTCTTCAAGTTAGCCAAGAGGAACTACCCACCAGCTTGCCTCAAGTACCTGTAGTCTTGGTATATGGAGTACTACTTAGCTCAATTGAGGAGTAGATATGCCAAACACCTTTAGACAGTGGTTCAAGTCAGTCAGGCTACTGATAGTCTTCTATGGTATCTTTCTTCTATTGCCCATAGTTACTCCCGATATGGGAAATCCCACCCTACTCGGGTGGAGAATCGCGCTGTTCATCTCAGCTTTGATGACTTTGACCGGGTTGATCGGGTCATGGTTTGCTCTATCTAAGGGTCACGGTACTAAGTTTTTCCCTAGTTTAGAATACATTGGTATCTGGTCTATCATTACAGTAGAAGCAAGCCATGCCTTCTACTATTGGCCGGGCTGGGCTTTGTCTCATATTCCCCCCAGTTTGGGTAGAAGCCTATCAGATCTTGCCCTAGCTCTAGCAGTCTATTTGGTTGCTAGGCGTCGACTGAGGTGGTGATCTTCAATGACCACTGGAGAGCTAGTTTCTCTCTTCCCAACTATCTCCCCCCTCATTGTACTCCTAGTATTTATGATTCAGCAGTCTCGAAGAGACTCTAAGGATGTATCAGTAGCATGGGTAGGTATTGCGCCTGAGCTATTTGAGGGCTTCAGGGAAGATATTCGAGTCTCTAGAGAGAATGCAGAGAAGTCCCGCCAAGAGGCTGAAAAAGCCCGGGAAGAGCTATATCGTTTAAGAGATGAGTTTCACCAATACCGAGTTGAGTCTGAGACTAAGATCATAGGTCTAACCAAGCAATTGGCTAAGTATCGATCTGAGGTCAGTGACGTTCTAGCAGAAGGGATGGACAATGGCTAGAGTTAGCGAATCCTGCTGGCCTTTTACCAATGTGGCCACTACGGATGCCCAGTATTCTTGGCTTCTTCGAGAGATCGGTCAAGGTGTTACTAACTCCAATGGAGCTAGTACTCTTGCCGGTTCAGCAGACTCATCTGGTATGGTGACTAAGGTTGAACCGGGTCGAGCGATCATTCGTGGATACATGTATCGGAATACTGACCAGTTTACAGTAACTCACGACCCCTCCGCTACTAACCCCCGTATTGATACTGTAGTTGTAGAGTTGAATGTCTCGGCAGTTAGCCCCTCTGATCGAGCTACAGTCATCATTGTCAAGGGTACCCATGCTGCAACCCCCGTTGCTCCCACCCTGACTCAGAGCGATACTGGCATCTATCAATTCCCCCTCTATAACGTGCTGATCGGAGCCAATATCACCAACATTGGCCCCTCCGCAGTCACTGATCGCAGGGTGTGGAAGGGTATGACAGTTGGGCAGTGGACTACTGCGACACGGCCCTCATCTCCCACACCTAGTCAGTTGGGCTACAACACAACACTTGCTCGGTGGGAGCGATGGAATGGTAGTGCTTGGGTGGGTATTGATTCCGCTACCGTTGGAGGCCGTACTTTCTATGATGGTACTACAGTTCCTTCATCCGGTCTTGGGGTAGATAATGATATCTACTTCAAGTATACCCCCTAGGAGGTAAGCATGGCTACTTTCTATAGTAGTTGGCGATCCTATGGGTCAGGGGCTCAGCTTAGACTTAGGCTTACTATTACCGAACCATCAGTAGGTACGGGTACTACTTCAGTGGTACCCAAGGCCACTCTGGCTCTGGAGTCTAGTCACTCGCTATATGACTCCACGAACACTTCTGGCCTATCGGGTGACCTGGGTTCCTCCAGTGGCAATAATAGTATTAGCCACAGTTCTGGGGCGATTACTACTCTTCGGAGTGTTGATGCGACCATCTCTACATCGTACAATGGTACGGTCAGAGTAGATGTTTCGGGGTCTATCACGGGACTGGAAGTAATCGGTACTGGAACTGTAGTTACTGTCTCTGGTACCATTTACATTGATCGTCGACCCTACTCGACTCCGGGAGTCCCCGGACAGCCTTCCGTTAGTGATATTCAGGCTGACTCAGTAGATATCGCTTGGACGGCTCCTGCATCATTCGGTGGAGCTCCCAGTGTTAGGTATGATCTCTACCTGTATCGAGTGGCTAGTCCCACAAATAATGTCACTTACGAGGACATTACTACTACCTCTAAGGCCAATCAGAGTTTGGCTGAGCCGGGTATTCAGTATGGAGTAAAGGTTAGGGCCAGTAATACTCACCTGAGTAATGGGGGAGGTACTAGCGACTGGTCACCAGTCCGTACTTTCTGGAGCAACGGAGTACCCTCTATTGTTCGGGCCCTTCAGATTCTGGGAATCTACACTAGTAGTGCAGACATTGGGTATACCGCTCCCGCTGAAGATAATGGCTCACCCATTACTTCATATGACATCCAAATCTCCCCCAACTCTAACTTCTCAGGGGCTACAACTTACAATACTAATGCTCTATTCTTCACATTGACTGGTCTTGTACCTCTTATCAACTACTATGTGAGAGTTGCTGCCAATAATGCTCTGGGAAGGGGCCCTTGGGCTAACTTCCCGGTGATTAATACTACTCCCGCCGTGTTCATCAAGAAGGGGGGAGTACAGAAATCCGTAGTAGAAACCTACATCAAAAAGTCAGGTAGTTGGAAACTTGTTGACGGTATCTACTTCAAGGATGACGATGTCTGGACTGTCTAGGAGGCAATAATGGCACTTAGTAAGCAGAGGGCTTCCAATCGAGCCCTGAGGATCCTTATCCTTTGGCTCAGGGCCAATGGGTATGAGATTAAGGAGTCGCTACCGTATGACCGAGTAGATCCGGTCCATGCTAAGGGCTCCTGGCACTATGATAGCTACTTCCTGGGGAATGTTCGATACTCTAAGGCCGTAGACATCAATTGGCCTGGCGGGGGTGCGCTTGAGAAGCGGATGCTTAAGCGAGCTTACCCCGTTGCTCGAGGGCTGGGACTGGGCTTCATTCACGATATCACGGGGCGAGGACGAGGCTCTGCTGGTAGCCACTGTAATCACGCTCACAGTGATCCCGGTTCTTGGTCTAACATTGGAGACGGGGCATTCACCCCTCCCCGGGGTACTACTAAGGTATACGACCTTCAGGTCATCACCCACACCCCCGCCAAGAAGCGAGATAACCTCCTGGGCCCCGATGGTCATAAGAGGATGGAAGCTATTCGCATGGCTTCTCGGCTTAAGGGCCCCCGATTCCCCTGGGGGGTTCGTTATACTCAAGCCGTTCTGGGGGTGCCTCAGACTGGTAGCTGGGATGTGGCCAGCCGCAAGGGCCATGATGAGGCCGTGATGAAGATCCAGCGAGTCTTGGGACTCGAGCCTACGGGCATCTGGGATAGCAAGACCGACGCCGCATATGTGGCATTTAGCAGAGAGTGGAGGACGTTCTGATGAACAATGAGGTTAATGGTATGGACGACGCAACTGCCGAGTTCCTCGATGAGCAGTATGATCAGACTGAGGAGTATGTGCCCTCTGTCCCCATTAAGGTTCGCGACACTACCTACTACGCTGGGCTGATCGTGTCGGCAATTGGTTTCATCGTTGTCAACAGCGCGGCCGTTCTCATGGAGGACCCGACTGCTGTTGTGGTGATCGCGGGCAATGTGGTCTCGGCTATGGGCCTTCTGTCCTCGGGCCTGGGCGTGAAGTTCCGACCGGGTAAGCTCTAATATCTACGATAATCCCCCCATCTTCTTCGGAGGGTGGGGGGTATCGTTGTGTGTATTGAGTCAAATCATGCATCGAGTCGATGGGCCAAAAGTATTAATGGGTAAATCCCTAAAGCGGTCAGGATTGCCCCTTACCCCTTGATGAGCATGATTGGGCAGGCGAGCTATTTGAGGCGATTATAGAAGCTCTACAAAAAGATACCCCCGCGATGAGAAGGAGCACTCAGTTGCGGGGGTATCTTTTAATCAGGGGCGTAGTTGTAGCTATCATTTAACCTTGAGCTAGTGGATGCCACCTTTATCGCGTCATACCCCTGCTAGGAGGCATGAAGGTTCCGTTCTCTAGCTAAGGCCCCTGTAAAATATCGGGGGGACTCCGCAGTGCGCTTACGACGTTTGTGTCCGTTACCCCTGGCGCCTAACAGGCCCCGATATAAGAGGTTTCGACCTCTAAAGATTCTCTGTTCAATTAGGTGTGGAGGTTGGTGAAGACCCTACCGCAGTGCTGCCTCTGTCCTTCTTCACCCATTACCGGCCTCTCGACCTCCAGGAAGATACCATAGGAACATGAGCATCGCCTAGCTCGATACCTTCCGCGATATTCTGTTGTATTGATGAGGGTAAAACCCCATCGCGGCCAGTCAGAGAATCGAACTCTGAGCGCAGGCAATGGCTAGTAGAAGTTTAGCCTCTAGGTCTTCAAAATCCTTAGCACCTGGCACCATGTCTGGCCTGTATTTAGTTGTAAAGCAGAAAGGGCGCAGTGTTGATGTCGTTTAATATCGAGCAAACCTAACCCTGGGGGGTAATTAGGTCTGCAGATACCCTCTAGAGGCGATTAGTCCTCGTCGTCATCCTCGAGCTCGTCGTCCTCGACCTCAGCCTCGGC